TTGATTTTAACTTTACCATCAGATTCAACTTTACCGCATGCTCTAGAAGAAATATGTAAAGGAACTCCAGCATCAACCAACGCTTTAGCTTGCTTACCTGCATCAGTATCTAATAACCTGATCTTTCCTAAGATTTGTTTGTTTGCTTTATCGTATCTTAGTTCTTCGATAATGTGTGATACGTTCTTTAAAGAAATATCGAAGTTTTGAGGGTGATCTAATTCACCTAAAAGTTTAGATGAGTTAATTTTAGACTGCAGAGACTCAATTTGAGGTAGGTATTCTGCTTCGGTGTAGATTCTATTGTTACGGTTTAACTTATCGATTTCTCCGAAAACACCTTCAAGCACATAGGCGCCAGAACTGTCTTGGGTGAATTCCAACGTTGAACCACTTCTTTCAAGAATCAAGAGATTTTTAGCTGTATTCATATATTTTGATACTATATTTTGGTTATATATCCTTTGTCGATTTGACTTTTTTAAGTATTACAGGCCTGCTAGTTCGTCCTTTGTATCAGAACCTTCTTTATCGGTAGATGCTTCATCACCGGTTGCATCAGAACCAGACTCTTTTTCCTTTTGTTCTTTGTCAGTTTGCTCTTGGTTTTCTTCTTCTTTATATTTATTGTAATATGTAAGAAGCTTCGACATGTCTTCTGGAGCAAATGCAGTTTCACCATAGGTTTCAAAGAAATAAGACTTAAACTTGTCTTCTGTTTCAGATGCTGAAATAGCACCTAATATTTCTGCGCTTTTAATAGTTTTACCGCTACTTAAGATAACATCATCGATGAACACTTTAGAATCTGGAGCCTTGATCGGTTGATCGGCTTCATTTATAAATTGTTCGAATGTTTTTAAATACTTTTTCATTTTATATCTATCTAATTTTATATTATAGTCCTCCGCCCATTCCTCCAATTCCTCCCATGGCTCCCATCATATCGCTAGGTGGTTCCTTTGCCTTTTCAGCTTCTTTTCTAGCCTTTGCAGCTTCATTTGCAGCCTTATCATCCGGGTTAAGTTTAAGATACTTATCAACCAAGAAGTCCATATCAAAGTAAGACTCTTCTTCCATTGTCATTTGATTTGTAATCGTTAAATCACTGTGCATTTTTGATATGAAATCCAATCTCTTCTCCATGATCTCCATTGTCTTCATTTCCGCAAACATGTTCTCTTCGTTGTATCGAAGTGCGATTTGAGTCTTAAATGCAGGATCCTCTTTGAATTCAGGGAACTTCAAACACATTTGAATGTATAGAGGTTTAACCAAGATCTCTTGGAAAGAAGATCTTAAACGGTTAATAAATTTACCGAACTTGATCTCATCTCTAATCATTCCATCTGCCGAGAATGATTCTTCTCCACCACCATCTTCAAATGCAAATCTATTGAAAGGAATTTTAGAAACGTGCTTTAATTTATCTGAGAAGTATTTTAATGCATCGGTATCATTAATTTCTGGACCTTCTCCACCTAATGTTTCAATTTCCGGTTGTTCACCATCTTTCGACGGTAACCAATATTCTTTATTAAATTGTAACATTGGCTTACCATTTGTGGTCAACTGACCTGAATCCCAGTTAAAGTCTACAACCTCCTTGTAATTGTTCATCAATTGAGCTAACGATTGTTTTGCTCTGGTCTTTGATTTACCACCGACTGGTATGATGAACTTCATTCTATAAGAAGCATTTGTAACGGCCCAAATTACTCTGGTATGTTCCATTACCCTTAATAGGTTGAACGCTCTAATTAATCTTTCAACGTATGATATTCTGGATGCTGTAGTAATCGATGAGTAAGAGATGTAGATGATCTGAGAATCATACAATTTTCTTTCTTTGATTGGATCGTCTTTAAATTGAATCCAAACTTTCTTACCATCCTCTTTGTTATATGCTGGAACCAATGTGATTGGATCAATTTCTTTAAAACCAATAACCTCTGTCATTTCAGGGTTATAAATGATTTCAAATGCTAAGTAACCATCAATCAACCATTTTCTAAAGTAAAACCATGCTGACTGATCTTGTGCAAATCCATAATATTGATAGATTTGTCTATATGCTTTGTTTAGATATTCATTAACTTCGGTTGAAACATCCAAGCCTATTAGAACTGGATATGCAATAAAGTTTTTATCATCATACACGATGGATTCATCACCAAGAATATCTAAGATGTCTTCAATTTCATCATACAGAGAAAATTGTCTTAACTCTTCTCTCTTTGATTTGTAGTTCATGTCGAAGAACGGAATGTTCTTTCTCATGTTGGTATCGGCCATAGATAGTGCAGCGAATGCACCATAAATATCATCCGAATCCACACCCATTAGGTTCATCTGGCCGTAACCAAACTGATCCTCCATCGGACCGATGGCTTGAGATTGCCTCAATACCAAATCGTCGTAATACATACCAAAGGATGACAACTTTTTCAGTGTGTCACTTAAATTAAATGCTCTTCGATTTGTACTAAGAGGTCCGTTTCTTTCTATGAATCCAGCCATAACTTGCGTTTTTTTATCTAATTATATATTCAATTACAATTTCTTCCTGTTAATATAATACTCTGCGAATAGTCTTCTAACTGCCCATACGGTAGATCCAAAGATCTTCGTAAAGTCACATAAAACTATGCGAGGCCAACTTTCGTAGCTTACCACTGTTTGGTTTCTTTTCCTCTTTACATTGTATCTTCTAACTGCAAAACCATATCCGAATTTGTCCATGTACTTCTTGATATGATCGTATCTCATGTTCATTAGTGGTCTCTGATAGAATGCGTCATCTGGTTTTTGTTTTGTTGACACGTCTATTGTTGATTCAAATGCTTTATAAAACGCATCTAAAAAGTCCTCTTTGAATTTAACTGGAAGCAAGTTTAAATTAACTCCGCAATCAGTTGTTTCATTTATTGGACTTAACGCTAATACCACTGGTTTACGATCGAACCAATCCAATTCTTTTTCACCGATAGGATGGACATAATCAAAAACATAGATCTTTCCTGGTTTAAATGGCTTCGCGGTTGGAGTAACATCTTTTTGTTTCCTGTCCTTAAGTCCTTCTCTGAACCATTCCTCAGAAATCATCCTTGCCTTCTTTTTATCTCCGGCTTCTTTGATTAATACCTTTATTTGTTGTTTAATGTAACCCATTTATATTTTTTACAATTTTCAAAATGATATCTTTTCATATTATTGGTTATCAAATAAATGTACATTTTATTTTAAATTTTTTATTGAATCTTCTGTTAATACTATAAATCCCCATTCTCTGCTCTTGCAATATGCTTTTGCAGCTACATATTTATCCATATTCTTAACGTATTGTTCGGCTAAAAACTTGTAAGATTCAACTGCCTTCTTAGAATTTTTCTTAGGAGGCTCTGGTTTCATTAATTGTTGTTTTGGTTTAATTTCAACAATGAATTCTTTGACGCTACCGCTATCTTGTTGTACCCTAATATAAAAATCTGGATTGTACGTGTGTGTCTTCTGATCCTTTCTATAAAGATATTCGATTTCAATAGGTTCGCTAGACCAAAGTAAGATCAATGGATTAGAATCGCACCATATCATAAACTTACGTTCCCATGAAGATCTGTAGATAATAGGAGTACTTCCAGCATATTTTTCTGGATTTACTGGATTGTAATAACCTTGATTGAATCCAGACTTCTTCGTGGGTCTAACATTTTTTATTGACATTATAGACTATAGATTCCGGAATCACCATCTTCTCCTCCTCTACCAGCTCGATCAAGAGATAATGTTCCTTTGTATTTTTCTGGATGTAGTTGATTCCAACCCTTTGCATAACCCTTCTTTGCAATTTCTGTAAAGTACGCAAATGCATTGGTATATTTAGGATTAAAGCTTCTCCAATATTTTAACAGATCTAAAATACCGAATTGTAGACAATCTTCTCGATCTTTATCATCAACGTATTTCATTTTGTTGATTGTCTTTTGGGCCAATAGGATTAACATCTTTTCGGCGTCTCTTGTTAACTTATCTTGTTCTTTTGATTTAACGATTTCTGCGTAAAAATCAGGATTATTCAGATAGTTCTTTTTGCGGGGTGCTTTTTTAATTTCGCTCACAATTATTGTTCTTTTGTTTTATTATATACAAAATGTTGAAACTGTTTAAATTACAAAAGGGACCGATTGGTCCCTTTTAGTTTTATGAGTATTTAAAAATGATTATGCTTCTAAAGCTGCAATCTTGCCTTCCCATACTTTGATTTCATCTGAAATTAAGTTATCAGCCTCTTTAATCTCTGCAACAGATTTGTTTGCTCCTGAGATAACTTCTCTTTGATCTTTTAAGAATGCGATCATCGATTCAAATTGATTTCTTTGTTCTTTGATTTGAGCCAATTTAGCGCTTTCACCTTCTAACATGTTAAATAAGAAAGATGATGCATCTTCACCAGTTTCTTTGCTAACGTATTCTAAAGCCTCGTTTGCATTCTTAGCTTCAAAGAATCTTGTAATTTTATTTGAATTGTTGTATCTTGAAACGAAAATATTACCTTCAGCTTTAATTAAGCTAACGATTGAATCTTTACCTTCAAATGTTGCAACGAAATCTAATACTAAGAATTTGTCTTTGCTTAATAAAGTAGGGATGCTTTCGAATAATTCTGCTGCTTTAACATTTTCATATCTAATTGCTCCTGCCGCTAAAATATGCTTGGAGAAAGATTCATCTAAAATGTTTGAGTTACCCCAAAAGAATTTGTTTTCAGCTAAATTGTATGTAAATCTAGAAGAACCATGGTACCATCTAACGATGTCGGTACCAAATTCGAATGATTCAAATGCACTGATAGCATTGTAA